GACTGGTACTTCTAAAAAGCCTAGCACCTTACGTAAAGTAGGAAGTAAAGTTTTACGTGGTTCGTTACCTGTAGCAGCAGCTACAACAACATTAGGTTTGCTGAAAGGTGAAGCTGATAAGATTACTAAAAAACGTGGTACTACACGTAATGCTAACCCTATCGGACGAGCTGCAGCTAAGACTCAAGCAGCATCACGTACTAAACCTAAAGCTAAACCTTTAAAGAAAGAAGTTATCAAGCCTAAGAAGAAGCCTGTTAATATCGGCAAAGTAGGCAAAGCAGCAGCTAAGCCTGTAGCAGCTAAGAAACCTGTTAAGAAAGTGTCTAAGAAAGTACCTAAGAATGTGGTACGTAGTGGCTCAGGCGCACCTGTTCGCAGTGGCTCAGGTGGTTACGTAACAACTACTGACTTTGATTCACTGACTCAAGAGCAGATCGACGAATTGTATAACTTTTAAGGACTTACTGCCAAGGACGGCACTTGACAAATTCTAAAAAGTATGCTATAATAGCTGTATAGATTATGATTAAAAAGACATTCGCCGCATCCCTACAAACAACTGACACTACGTTATACGAAGTACCGAGTAGTAAGAAAGCTCAGTGGGTTTTGTTATACGCAGTTAATAACAGTGGTAGTACGTCGAACTTTGATGTGGATTTTTACGACGCATCTGAGAGTGCGACGATGGCTGTCTTTGATGGCTACTCAGTATCATCTAAAGAATTCTTTAAGATTGGTGGTGAGTACAATGAATTTATTGCTATGTACGCAGGTGATAAAGTCATAGGGCGTTGTGCTAACAATAATGCCTTTACTATGTTTATTTCTGTTATCGAAGAGAATGACGTAATACAGGGTGGTTAATGCAAGTACCTGTTATTTATTCCGATGAGTACGTTGTTAGCATAGAGATTATTCTACGTGGTAACAAAGCAGCGCAGTTTATACACGCTGACGTACACAACTGGAACAAACGGGTATATAAAGAACTACAAACTAAGTGGGCAGAATTTAGGTCAATCCATAAGGACACTATCTACGCCTATCCTAAACAAGAACAGACTGCAAAGTTTGCTAAGCTATTTGGCTTTGAAAGTCTGGGTGAGATTATGAGGCATAGACCGTAATGGGCGGTGTAGTAGACAGTGTATTTGATACCGTAGGCGATGTAGTCGATAGCGTAGTAGACGTTGTTGAAGATGTCGTTGATGGTGTTGGTGACGTACTAGGTGACGTAGGAGAGCTTGCAGTAGATGTAGTCTCTAGTCCTGTTGGACAGATTGCTATGTATGCTGTACCCGGATTACGTGAAGTAGCTCCGTATATTACAGCTTCTGCTAAAGTTGCATCTGGTCAAGATCTTACATTACTTGACGTAGCTACATTAGGTTTTCAAGCATACTCAGACATCAGCACAGCTAACTGGGTAGATCCAGACGTAGCTCTTAAGGTTAAAACTGCTGCAGCAATTGCAGACGGTGCAGATCCTGCTCAGGTACTACTTGCTAACTACGGTAGTAACTGGGTTAACGATATGGGTATTACAGATACCTTCCAAGAAGGATTAGCTGACGTACTTAATCCTGACACGTTTGACTTTGTATCCCAGAACATTGACTTTGATCAAGTAACACGTGACTTAGTAACTGGTGCGTCTCCTGAGCGTATGCTAGCTAATCAGTTTGGTGAGACTGTTGTAAACAATATCTCATCAGGTGATCCTCAGCTTGAAGCATTAGGTAAGGCAGGTATTACTAGTGCTGTTGCGTTAGCTGAAGGTAAGTCTCCTGAGTCTGCGTTAGTTGCAGGTGGACGACAGTATTACAAAGCAGGTGGCGAATTACCTGACTTAGGTGCTATTGCTGATAGTATTAATCTACCTGACGTAGACTTTAACACAGCAGGTTTAGACTTCTTAGCTGACATCGGTAAAGATATCTACGACGCTATCCCTGAGTTTAGCTTACCAGAACTTAACACTAACTTAGGTATTGACTTTGGTAGCCTTGAAGGGTTTGACGTAGGTAAATTAAGTCTTGGTGACTTTGAAGGTATGTCGTTACCTGACATTCAGAACTTTGGTATCGACGTACGTCAGTTACAAGGCTTTGAAAAGATTCCTACTGCACTAGCCTTAGCAGGTGCGCAGCAACCATCAGGCACTACTGTTAACATCGGTGGTGATGATGATACTGATTACGGTGCTAGCTTACTAGATCGTGAATACTTTGACAATGAGTTGCTGAATGGTGGTACGCCGTTATCACGTAAGCTACTTAATACTAAATACGCATAAGAGAATACCATGACTTATTTAGAAACTGTAAACGCTGTACTACGTAGACTTCGTGAAGACGAAGTTACTACTGTTAATGAGTCTGACTACTCTAAACTCATTGGTGATTTTGTTAATGATGCAAAGCGTTTAGTAGAAGACGCATGGGACTGGACAGTACTACGTGATAGCGTAGAGATTACTACCGTTGTAGGCACAGCTACGTACAGTCTTACTGACTTTGGTATACGTAGTGAAGTATACGACGTACATAATGAAACAGACAATACTGTAGTACGCTTAGAATCACTCAAGCGTATTCGTGAACAAAACTTAGGAACAGATAACGCTAATGGCACTATATCTTATTACTGCATTGATGGGTTGGATAGCAACAATGATCTTAAGCTACGTCTGTATCAAACACCTAATGCAGTAAAGACGCTAACAGTCTACGGACTTAAGCGTACAGACAACTTATCAGCAGACTCTGATAACTTACTAGTACCTTCTACACCTGTTATTCAGTGGGCATATGCGTATGCGTTACGTGAGCGTGGTGAGACTGGTGGTGAGTCTGCAGCAGAACAAGCAATCTTTGCACAAAATGACGTAGCTACTGCTATCTCAATGGATGCGCTACATCACCCTGAAGAGATGATCTGGGATACTATCTAATGGCTAAGCAATTACAAAGTATTGCTATCCAAGCTCCGGGATTCTACGGACTTAACACAGAGGATAGCCCTACTGCGTTGTCAGAGCAGTACGCACTAGATGCTACAAACTGCGTTATTGACCAGTTTGGACGTATCGGTGCGCGTAAGGGTTGGGAATACGTAACTACCTCTGGTGCTGACTCTATTGTTTCAATGTCAGAGTTTGTAAAAGAAGACGGTACGACTGAGGTTATTAGTGCGTCTGACTCTAACATCTACAAAGGTACTACAACCTTAACTGATATTACTCCTGCACTATACACTGTAGGTGATGGTCAGTATCAGTACGCAACACTTAATAACAAACACTATATGTTCCGCAAAGACTCTAAACCTGTAGTCTATGACGGTACAACTGCTGTAGCGATTGAAGACCATGCCGATTATTCCGGAACTGTACCTCAAGCTAATGTCTGTATTTCTGCTTTTGGTAGGCTTTGGGTTGCTAACACATCTTCTGATACTACTACTATCTACTGGTCAGACTTACTGACTGGCATGAAGTGGGATACTGGTTCGTCCGGTTCTATTGACGTATCTAAAGTATGGGCTGACGGTAGCGATACTATTACTGCACTGGCTGCACATAACAACTTCTTGATTATCTTTGGTAAGCGTCAAGTATTAGTTTATCAAGGTGCTGCAGATCCTGCTACTATGTCTCTTGCAGATTCAGTTATTGGTATTGGTTGTATTGCACGTGACTCAGTACAGAGTACAGGTAGTGATTTGTTATTCCTATCTGATTCAGGTGTACGTAGTTTTGCTAGAACAATTCAAGAGAAATCTATTCCACTAACAGACGTATCTAAAAACGTACGTCAGAACTTAGACTCTTATATTCTTACTGAAGACGCTCATATTACGTCGGTTTATTCACCTGAAGAAGCATTCTATTTAGTACAGCTACCTAGCTCACAACAGACATACTGCTTTGATACACGTACTCCTTTAGAGAATGGTGCATATCGTACAACTATTTGGAATACAATTAATCCTCAATGTATGCTACGTACTCGCGATGGTGAGTTATTGTTTGGTAAAACATTAGGTATTGCTGAATACACTGGATATGACGATAACGGTTCTGCGTATCAAATGTCATACTTTACTAACTACTTAGACTTTGGTGCGCCATCTAACTTAAAGCTACTAAAAAATCTAAAGATTACTGTTATTGGTGGATCAGCGACAGACGTAACACTTAACTGGGGTTACGACTATAGCTACGCATATAAGAAAAGAAAGTTTACTTTGACTACTCAGGTTATTGCTGAGTATAACATTGCAGAGTATAACGAAGGTGAATTTAACGCAGGTGTATTAGTAAACCGCCCTAATGTAAACGCATCAGGTGGCGGTGCAGTAGTACAACTCGGTGTTGAAGCAGAGGTAAA